TTTCTTTCACCTGTTACTGGCGCTATTGATTATACTACTGGCGCGGTGTCTATTACATTTTCGGTAGCACCATCTGCTAATGCGAACATTTCCGCAACATCGCAAACTTACATGGCTAATAGGCCTCAGTCGATTCTTTACTTTAAGAGTGCGCCTTTAGATAGTGCTACTCAATCAGCCAGGAATGACCAGAAGTATTTTGTGCTGCGACCTGTACCGGATGATGTCTACCTCATAAAGATGCAGGGGATACAGATTCCTCCTTCCTTAACTAACACCACAGATGTTCCTTTCCGTTCCGATCTAGGCCCATTGATTGCTTATGGAGCCTCTTTAGAGATCTTTGCGGATTTCAACCAAATGGATCAGTACGACCAGATAATGACTCAATACAACCGTTATAAAGACGTTTGTATGCAAGACACTTATGAAATGTATTTATATCAACGTTCAGTCCCAGCATTTTAGGAGTAGAAAATGGTTCTTTACACATCAAATGTCCCGCAGCCGAACCAAACAGTTGCTGCTAGTCAGCCTATCATTAATGCTAATTTCAACTATTTGCAAACGTGGGCCCAGGTTGATCATTACTCTAGCGGAGATAGCACAGACACTAAAAACGGCTATCACCAATGGGTTACGTTTAGTGATTTCACTGGAGCGCCTGGGCTTGGTGCTGGACGAGGAGTTCTTTATGCAGATCGAGATGGCAGTTCGAATCCAATATTAGCTTATCAGAATTCTCTAGGTTCATTTGCTTTGACAGGACGTAATCCATCGGTTGCGGCTTCGGGGTATACCTGTTTACCTGGTGGCGTTTATCTTCAGTGGGGTTTTGTAACGACTTCTTTAAATGGAACTTCTGGAACTCAAACCTTTCCTTTTACATTTCCCAATAATTGTTTCTTCGTTACTACAACTGCCTGTTTTGCATCAGGAGCTACTCCTAGTTCGCGGGCTACTATATCTGTTCAGCACGCAACAGCCAAAGCCTCCTTCAACTGGCGAGCACTTTCAGATTCATCTAATTATAAAGGCTTTTATTGGTCGGCTATAGGTAACTAATGTCAAAGGAATATACTCCATTTGCTATTTCTAATTTTCGAACAGGGTTTGATGAAGCTGTTGAGCCATGGTTGCTGCCCAGAGATGCTTTTCAGGTCCTAAAGAATGCTCATTTATATCGAGGTGTAGTAGAGAAGATTCCTGGATATCTTCATTTTGCAACTATGAGTTATCGCACAGAAGTGGCTTTGACGGGAGTGATTGACGGGGCAAATAAAACCTTTACTGGGACTATATCTGTTCCGACGACAAACAATATCACTGTGCAGTCGACTATTAATGCAGGAGCAACCCAGGTTGAAACTTTCACTGATAATGGAACAGGCTCCTTAACAGGATCCAATGGAGGAACTGGTACAGTCAACTATACGACAGGAGTTGTTAGCGTCACTTTTGGAGCCGCTGCGCCTGCAAATTTGACTGTCGGGGGAACGCAATATAACACCGTTATCTTGACTTATGACTCTGCTCCAGGTTCTTTAGAGCCTATAATGGGTATAAAACCATTTATTAGTTCTACCAGCTCACAAGATGTGTTGATATTTGATACAAAGCGTGTTGGAAAAGTTGTAACGCTACTTTCCAGTATGGCGATTGCTCAGCAATCTGATTATGGAATTTCTGAAATCCCCCATGAAATACAGGCTCTAAATATTGCTACTGGTTTTAACAATACAACAGGCCCTTTTACTGGCTCTTCATCTACATCACTTGTGCCTGGGGAAGTTGAGTTCAAAATCTTCAACAGCTCTAGCCCAACTGCGACTTTATTAGATACAATTACTGACAATGGCGCTGGCTTGCTTTCAGGTTCTACATTAAACCCTGCGGCACAAAATTTTATCAATTATGCGACTGGTCAGTGGCGCATGGTTTTCACTGTAAATCAGCCTGCTGCTAATCAAATGAATTTTTCTGGCTGCGTTTATGGGGATACTTTTACAGGAGATTTCACCAACTTCTTCTCAGTCGCCAACTATCAAGGTAAAGCATTTATCACAAACTCAGCAGATGCTCCTAGATACTATGATGGAACTTGTTTGAAGTATTTGAACTCAAACCTTTCTTCAAAGCCAAACACTGTAGCACCATATGATCTCAGCAAAGTTTTACATGTAGCAGTACAAAGGGAAAGACTCTTGCTTATTTCATGCTTTGAAAGCGGCACTCCTGTTTTAAATGGAATTTACTGGTCTGAAGCTGGAAACCCATTGAGCTTTACCAATAATGAGCAGCTTTTAGCCCCAACTTCTGAAGTGATACGTACATTTAGCGTAATTAATACAGATTTGGTTGTACGATTCTCTAACTCGGAGATGGTTTTTCGTTATACGGGTGACGCTTTTGCTCCTTTCCGGTGGGATCCTACTAACGTGATTTGGAGGTGCGACGCAAGCTATTCTGCCATCAACTATGACTCTTGGTTCTCTTCTGTTGGGCGTCCAGCGATTGTTGGATCAGATGGGGTGAACGTCAAACGAGTAGATGAGATTATCCCAGACTTCACTTTGAACCTGAGAGTTGACCAGCAGCAGCCAGTACTATCAATTGATCAGGGAAGTATTGGTCAATGTTATGGAGAAAGGTTTGATGATTTTAAAGAAGGTTGGCTTTGCTATCGAGATTATGACGATGATTCTACGGGAGGAGTTGAGCCATCTAATAGCGTTTTAGCATTCAACTATATCGATAATACTTACGCTGTCTACACTTTCCCATTTAGCTGTTTAGGGTTTGGAAGAATCACAGCTGATGACGTGTGGGCAAACAATTTCGATAAGTGGAAAGAAGCTCTTTATACCTGGGATACTTTTTCACAGACAGAAGGCGCCTTAATAGATTTAGGAGGTGATCATAATGGAAAGGTTTATAAATTGGGGCTTGGAAACAGCATCACGGATATGGATGGCACTACCACTCCTTGTCTTTTCGAAGCGATCACTAAAGATTTTAACCCCTTCATCGAAGCGGGAGAGCTTGCGAGATTCGGATATGTAGATTTGCTCGTAAGTACAAATGCTGAGACAAAATTTCGTGTTCAATTCTATATAGATAACGAGATGGACTCTAACTTCAACACTTACTATCAAGAAACCACTCTCACACTAAACGGAGGCTCTCAGTCTAAGGTTTGGAAGCGAATCTACGTTGGTTCAGCAGGTAAAGTTCACACTATGCGCATCTATCAAAATGCTGATGACTTTGGAGCTGATGAAGAAAACCAACCAATCAAGATTCATGCGATAGTGCCTTACTTTAAAGCAGCTGGAAGGATCATTGGCTAATGGGAAAACTACAACCTAACTTTAGCTGGCAAAAATATGAAGGTAAGCCAGAAGACCAGCAAGAGCAGTTTCAGCATCAACTGCAGCAGCAACATATTCTAGTGGCTAATACAGTGAACTCTACAATCGATGACGAAAGCTTCTTCACAAGAGAGCGCATGACTTCATTCACATGGGTAAACAATAAGCCGGTTTGGACAAAAACAATAGCGATTTCGGCTTGGGCAGGCGGAGGCACGACGAACACGATTCCTCTTGGTATTACTGGCGATTTCACTGTGATCGATATGGTGTGCTGTATTAGCAACGGAGCTTTATCTACTAGCAATACGCTTTTATTGCCTCATATCGATGTGGCAGTAGCAGCGAATCAGATTTCAATAGTAAGAAGCGGCACCAATATTGTGCTGACAAGCGGAGGAACAAACCGTTCGACTTACTCGGGTTATGTAACGATTTATTTTATAAAGAATTGAGGTGAGAGATGCCTAAGTTAACAGAAATGCTATTTGGTAAGAAAGACAAGGTAAAACAGATTAACACGTTAACTCCAGAGCAACGAGCGTTAATGGAGTTGATCAATGAAGGTTTAACTAGCGGAGAAGGCCCTTTTGGCGATTTGTTTAAAAGCGAGTTTGATCAACAAGGATTTCAAGAAAACATTTCTAAGCCTGCGCTTAAAATGTTTCAAGAGGACATATTGCCACAGATTCAAGAGAAGTTTATCGCAGGAAACCAGGTTTTAGGCTCTGGAATGAGGCGCGCTCAACTGAAAGCAGCGGGTGACTTGCAAGATCGCTTAGCTCAGCTCATGTATCAAGCACAGCAGAATCACCAGAACGTTCAACAGAGTAACAGGCTTGCTGGAGTCAATTCCGTCTTAGGTACACGAGGCTTTGAAAATGTTTATAAGCAAGGAACGACTGGCGCAATTCCTGGTTTCTTACAAGGAATCGCCCCAGGAATAGGGCAAGGATTTGGTTCAACAATAGCGGGGTAAAAGATGGTACAATTCATTCCAGCAAAAGACGATTGGGCAGACGCTTTTCGAAAGATGGGAAGTGGCGTTGCAGAAGGTTACATGGGTCGCACCGATGAAAGGGCGCTACAAAAGTCCATTTTGGGATTGGGACCGAACCCGACTCCTAGAGACGTGTTGAATGCAATCACTAACACAAAGACTTACACTCCTAAAGCGAAGCAACAAGCCTTAAGTAACTATCTTGGTGTTGAGCAATTCGAAGAGCTTAAGAGAAAAGCGCAAGCTCAAGAAGAAATTGCCGGAGAAAGAAACCGAATTGCAGGTCTTGGAAAACAAGCTCCTGAGGATAGAACAAGCTCAATCAACAACTTCTTGGCGCAAGGGTACAATCAAGAAGAGGCTGAGGCACTTACTAATCCTTATGTGCCCAACTCGGTTAAACAAGCAATTTCTAAACGAGTTGAAAATGAGCTTGCCAGAGGGATGCGACAACAAGCTCAAATTCCTTCAGAAAAGGCCGCTCCTGGAATTGAATCGAATTCGACAGGGCAAACCGCAATGAACGGGCAAAACGTTGTTAAAAACCAAGAAATGCCCCTTTCTGTTGAAGAAACAATCGCTCCTATAGGCGAAGCAATTGTTGAGGGAGTGAAAAATGCAGAGGCACCGAAGGCAAAGAAAGAAGAATGGCCTAAGCTTCCTATGCCTGCGAACACGACTGCTGCAGAGCAAGAGAAGTGGAGAGATAAGAACCAGACTTTCAACAATAAGCTATTGCGAGAGATTAAAGAAAAGAGCACGTCTCATACGAACGCTCTTTTGCGCTATAACCGATTAAGCACCCTAAACAATAGCCGAAAGCTTCCAGAAGGAATGGGGCGTCTTGTAATTAACCCAGGGACGGGGGAGCCATATGCTGTTGCTTCTTTGGTTGGGCTAGTTAACAAAGAGACGCAAGATTTTGTGAAGACAATGAACGACTTCATGATCGATGCAAAGAACTACTTTGGATCTAGAGTCACGAATTTCGACGTTCAAGCATTTAAGTCTCGACTTCCAACGTTATTGAACACGGCAGATGGGCGACGTTTGATTATCGAGCAAATGAAGCTAATGGAAGACTTGCAAATTACTCATAATACAGAGTTAGAGAGAGGTTTGAAGCATTATGGAAGGAACGCAAGCTATTCTGATGTCCAGAACGTCGTAGATAGAAATACGGAGGAAAAAGAAGCACAAATCATCAACAAGGTCAACAACCTCGATCAAGCAGCAAACTATATGGATCTAATGGCTAATGACCCTAGATTTAAAGACACCACTTTGATGCAATCTCCGAATGGAAAGTTCAAAGCTATTCCAAATAGTAAAATAAATGAAGCTAAATCTAGAGGTTACATCTCATGGTAGAAAAAACGATGGAAGATGATGACTTTGGAATCGATCTGGCTTCTTATGAAAAAGAAAAGGATGAAAATCTTGAAGATAGCTTCATTGATATGGAGTCTTATGCGCAGGAGAAGAATGAGAAGAAACCTGGATTTTGGGAAACGGCAGGTGATGTCTTTACTCAAGCTGGTCGTGGAGCGCTGAAAGCTTTCACTTGGCCAGCGGACGTCCTGAAGCTAGGAATGATTGGTGAAGGGTTATCAGACCTTGACGATATTGAAGAAGCTTTTCGTAAAACAGGGAAGCCATTCAATAGAGAAGATTATGTGCGAAGTGTGTTTGAAGCAGCCCACTTTATTCCTACTCAAGATTTAGCTGAGAAAGGTTTTGAAGAATTGACAGGCATTTCTCTTGAGCCGAGAACTGGTTTAGGCAAAGGAACAAAACAATTTGCTGAGATTGCCTCTTTGACTCCTGGAGGCATTGCGAAAAAGTTAGCTTCTGGAGCTATTGGTGCTGGAACGACTCATGCGTTAGAGAAGGGCGGACTTGGAAAGACAAAAGCTGAAATTATTGGGGATGTAGTTAGTTTGTCTCCGGCAGCTTTTGAAAAAACAGCCAAAGTAGTGCCTAAATCGGCAAGAGATTTAGAAAAAACAGCTCAAAAGTATGCACTTCCTTTTAAGGAATTCATGGTCAAAGAAAGGGAGCCTTTACTTAAAGGGCGTTTGTTTAAAAATGCCGAGTCTAATTTGAAAGAAGAATTAAAGCTCTCCACGAAAGAGGCGCTCAACCGAATTGTTGAGAACCAAATCCCAATTCGTAGGCTTCGTGATAAAGGTATAAACTTAGATGCCCTAGGCGAACATGCTTATGCAGAAACAAGGCGCATGGCCCAAGCAAAGCCTAATCTCATTAAAACAGATACGATTGTAGAAAATATTGATAGAGAAATTGCTCGTATAAAAGCATTAGCTCCATCTCCAAGCGATGCACAAAAGAGCACGATCAAATTATTGGAAGAAGAGAGAGATATTTTGAAAGTATCAAATCCTTCTTCAGAGCAATTGATCAATCAACATATGAATTATAACTCAGACATGAAATCGATTTATAAAAAGCCTGAGTTTTCTGGGAAAGAGGAACAGATAAGAAAGACTTACGAGTTTCTTAAAGATGAGCTAGTCGATGCAATGGCTAAGCACGGTAATGCAGATGTGTCTAATGCATTTAAAGCAGCAAATAAAATCTATCATGAGAAGTCTAAGCTTGTTCAGTCAGAGAGCATATTAGAGAAAGCTTTTCAAGACGGATACAGCTCAAAGAAACTCGACAGAATTCTTCATTCTAAGCAAGGAAATTACCTAAGAAGGAACTTAGGAGAGAAGGCCGTTGAAGAGATCATTGAAATAGCTAAGTATGGCAAAGAAGCGCAAGAAAAGATGACTAAATTCTTAGACCTACGTGGATCATCTGTAGCCAACGAAGTCAGATCTTTAGGGCAAATAGCTCCTTTCATTTACTTTCCACATAATATTAAAGGCGCGGCACTCTCGCTAGTAAAGCCTCTTGCAAAGCATATACAAGGAAAACTGCTTACGAGAGATGCTACAAGACAAATATATAAACTCACTTTGAAGCACACCGCAGAAGGCGCTTTTAATTTGCTTAAGAAGGATTTTGTCCAACTTGAGAGACAGATAGGCAAAGAATGGGGGAGTGTGGACGATTTCATGGACGACATGATGGGCGAATTAGAGATATATGACGCTGATTAAAGCAAACAACAAATAAACTTTTGGATTGATATCTTAGGGAGGATTCATGGCAATAGTTCGTTTCGACACGCTTCGTAGCAAAGCTTTTGGTACGATCACAAACTCATACACAACATTAGGAAGTGCTCTTGATCGCAATTGGAGAGTATTTAAAATCACAAACAATACAGATGCCGACATGCTCATTAGCGCTGATGGCACTAATGACAATTTCTTCGTTCCTGCAGGAAGTTACACTTTATACGACTTGGCTACGAATGCATTAAATGTGCAAGATAGCGATTGGTTTGTAATGCAGATTGGAACACAATTCTACATCAAATATTCTTCTGGAGCTCCCACCTCAGGGAGCGTCTACATAGAAGCAATTTATTCTTCGGGGGTATAAAATGAGTCAGTCAGGTTCAACAAGTGCCCAATTATCGCCTAGTGTGCCACTTCAGTTTACAGAGGATACAGGAACTGCAGTGCCAACTTCAAACAATCTGAATGTTTTAGGGGGGACTTCTATTTCGACATCAGGCTCTGGATCTACAGTCACGATAGACTTGACTGCAAATGCCAACAATAGCATTTTGAGCTCCAATGGTGCGGGGAATCCTACGTGGGGCACAAGCCTTTCCAATGACTATACATTCACAACTTCTACTGCTGGAGTGGCACGAACACTGACTGTAAGTAATACAGACAACACTAGCTCCAGCTCATTTGCTATCGCTCACGTTTCAACAGGAGGGACCTCTTCTGGAAGCCCGTTTTATAGGACAGCAATTGGAACCTCTCGCTCTTATTGTGTAGGCCCCGATAATGGAACAACAAATGATCCATGGAAATTAAGAACAGGGGCAAATGATAGTGTAACTCCTGAGTCAGGAGGGGGAGATGAAACGCTTATAGCGGTTATGCCGACAGGGGAAGTTACTCAACCTCTAAATCCATGTGTAACAGCTTATCTTAACGCAAGCACGACTAATGCAACCGGAGATGGGACTTTTATTAACCCAATAATTTTTGATGTAGAGCTGTTTGATCAAAACTCAAATTATAATCCCTCTACAGGCCTGTTTACGGTTCCTATCGATGGAAAATATTTGGTTACAGCTTGTGTTACCTTCAATAACTTGGCCGCTGGTCATACAGCCGGTGAAGTGCGACTAATCGCCGGTTGGGTGACGTATAGATATGTTTTTAACCCAGGAGTCTGCAGAGACAGCAACAACATGTTCTCAAAGTGTATCAGTCAAATATGCAGCATGACCGCCGGACAAACAGCATCTATTGTGGCTGTGATTAGCGGGAGCACCAAGACTGTTGGAGCGGAAGGAGAGAGCTTTGGGATTTATTCAAACGTGAGCTTCGAATTGATTAGTTAGAGTAAGATAGAGGCTCTCAATTCGGGAGCCTCTTAAGTTTCCATCTAATCTTAAAGAGGAAGGCATAGGTAGTCATTGTCTTCCAAATGAGTAACTTGATATCCGAGAGATCTAAGATACATCAGGCGTTCATCACATTCTGGACCACGAAAAACTTCAACTATTATCACAGGTTTGCTTTTTTTAATCGTTTCAAGTCCACCTTTTATCGCTTCAATCTCATGCCCTTCAATATCGATTTTGATTAGGCTAACGTTATTTATGCCAAAATCATCTAGCCGCTTCATCGTGACTTTCTCGCCACCTTGTCCTATACATGCCATACCTTCGTTAGTTGAGCAGGGGTGTACAATTTCAACCGTTTTTTCCTCTTGGCCTAGAGCAAATCTATATGCTTTAACATTGTTGCATGAGTTAATCGCCGTGTTTACGCTGAGTTCTGTGTATAGCTTAGATTGTGGCTCAAACACATGGACAGTTCCTGTTGCTCCCACTAACCGAGAGAGGTTAATGGAGTGGGTGCCTATGTGACCGCCAATATCGATAACAGTATCTCCAGGGTTTACATATTGCTTAAAAACAGCTTCGATATGTGGTTCCCAGCGCAATCCTTTTTTGATGTAGTGTCCTTTCACCCAATCCCATTTCTCATCTACCCAATAAAGATCATTTTCCACTGGGTATAGAGAGTATACTTCAATCGGAAATGAATCCAAGTATTTAACTAGTTCTGGATCGTTTTCAGTTTTTACAAGACTTTGAACTTTCTCCCTTGTGATGTTTTCAGAAAGAAAAGGCAACGCTACATCTTCTGTTATGTCGTTATGTAGTAAAAACCCAAACTCTCTTTCATTACAAATGTACTGATCAACGTTATTTTTACGAGCCGTGTTACTAAAATCAATGAAGCTCCACGGCGCTTTACCTAAAAATGAGAGTTTATCCAAGTATTTAGTCCTAATTAGGTGAGCTCCATGGACGCAGTCGGCTTTAAAAGTTCCGATGTTTCTTCTGTCCGCAATTTCTGTTTCTTCAGAATTAGATGCATAATAGCCCTCTTGTGTTGCGGTAAGGTAAAAATTGCGGTAAGGGTCTCCTGCTTTTGGTAGAGGACGCAATAACGGAGCTACTACTGGAAGTTGTTTATTAGCAAGGTGAGTTAAAGTAAAGCGGTTTAAAAACACATCTGAAGGAACAATGAATACTAAATCAAAGTCTTTAGAAGCTCTTAAATAAGCTTCTTTCGTCTTAGCTGTTGTTTCGCAGCTTTTCTTCCAGCTCATTGATTGATATAATCGATGATTTTCGTCACACCATTTCAACAATTTAGGAAGCGCTTTATCATTTAGCACATCGATGTGTACGCTAATTTTTTTCTTGTCGTAGTCAAGTGCGCTAATTTTTTCCAGAAACGCTGGAATAGTGGAATCATTATGCTTTATAATTAATCCCATAAAGACGCTCTCAGCAATACATGGAGCGGAAGTAAGAAGCAGTAAAAAAATTAAAGTTTTCATAAGGAAGACATATGCCATTATCCAAAGGTAAAAGCAAGAAAATAATCTCTAAGAATATTAAAGAAATGAAAGAAGCGGGATACCCGCAGAAGCAAGCTGTTGCTGCTGCGTTAAATCAGGCAGGTAAACCCCAGAGCGCTAAAACTAAAAAGAAATAGGACACTTTTAGAGCGTTTGTCTTTAAAAAATTTCTGCACCGTTGACTTTGGCCCCATTTTTTGATATCATGAAAATATGAATAGAAAACATCAACGCATACTAGAAGCTATCTTTTGTACGCCAGTAAGAACGAATATCAATTGGAAAGATGTAGAATCTTTATTTGTTGCTCTTGGAGCGAAAATTGAAGAAGGAAGAGGCTCGAGAGTAAGAATATTGCTTAATGATGAAGAAGCTGTATTCCATAGACCTCATCCACAGAAAGAAACCGATAAAGGAGCTGTAGTTTCTGTACGAAAATTTTTAGAAAATGCAGGAGTTAAGCCATGTTAAAATATAAAGGATACACAGGATGCGTTGTTTATGACGACGAAGCACGGATCTTTCACGGAGAAGTCGCTGCGCTTAAGGCCGTGATTACGTTTCAGGGAACAACAGTCGATGAAATTGAACAAGCCTTTAAAGATTCAATTGATGATTACATTGATTGGTGTAAAGAAAGAGGCAAAGAACCCGAAAAACCTCATTCAGGAAAATTTAATCTTAGAATGCCTCCAGATTTGTATGTCAAAGTAGTGGCTCATGCAGCGCAAGAAAGATTAAGTATTAATTCATATATTTTAAAAAGATTATCTGCATAGAGTTTTTCCGCTATTTTTTGAATAGGCTTCCCGTTGTTGGAACGTTGATATTAGGTGAAACGGTAGGAGATGTTGCTTGATTTTCATCTACCAAGTCTGTCGCTGTTCCGTGAGTGCTGATATTTTGAAAGCTGATTGTGCATGCTGATAATAGGACCGATGTGCAAGCTAAAAACACTTTTTTCATTCTATTCCTCCTCGTCATAACTTATTTCTTTAGGAAAATATTGGAAACATATGGTCTCTTTGTAGCCCTTGAAGCCATAGGATTTCTTTGCTTAGGCTAAAATCCCCTGAAAATGCGAAAATAAATATCATCCACATGGCTATTAAGGCGATTAAAACAGAAAAATACTTGACACCACCTATAGTCACATCGTGCATTCTATTCCCCTTTCTTAGGCGGATTCCACTCTTGGAATCTTCTTAGGAACTCTTTAGGCCTACTTACCGCTTCCCTTTTCACGTCCTCTTCATGGAGCTGTAATGCATGTGAACTATAGGTTAAGAACTTTTTAAGCTTGGTTTTGTCTTTTTCGCTCATATCTGGAGGCAGAATAGAGTCAAATTCTAAGCACTTTTTCGGCTGGTAGGTTGTGTGTGCATCGTTATCCGGATCGTCTCCAGTTTCTAAACAGAAGGTCTTTAAAAGCGCATATTTATATGCGTAAGAAATCGCTTTTCCTGGCCCCTTATCTCCATTGTCGATTCCATAGCCATGATATTTCACCATAAAATTATCTTTAGGCATATCTGGGTTGACAAATGACACAGCAAGCTTAACCATTGTTCGGTTGTTATCTTGAGCCATTTCTTCTACTGTAGGGATAACCACGATGCCATATTTAACTAAAAGTGGGTGAATCTCTGCCGCTACTGCATCATGGCTAACAAAGGTATATTGTCCGTTAACCTTGAGCTTGCCTTTGTAAATTTGCTTCAGTTCGCTCATGATGCCAATAATTCTCTGAAAGATATTTGGAAATGGCATTTGAATTGCTTCAGCTGAGAGTGGTCCTTGATTAGGTATTGTCAACGCTTGGTTTTCTTTTTCTTCCATTTTTTTTGCCTTTGTTAAAATAGTGCCAACAGTCCAATGCTGAGAGGAAAATATGGAGTTCTTCGCTCATTTCCTCTAAAAGATGTATTTCAGGAAATTCCCCGTCCTTATTTAAGTAGACGAGCATTGCTCCTTTGACTGAGATGTTGTGATGTTGCAGAAGATGGTTGTAAGCTGCCATTTGAACTGGATATGTCTTTTGTGGTCGGGCACTCGTCTTAAGATCGACTAGATACAACTCGTTGTCCGATCCTTTCACTACAAAGTCTACTTGTCCGGAATACTTAAGTTCTTCGTTTGTATATCTTTCTTCGATGATCAAAAAAGACTTTACTTGTACTTCGCTCCACTTCTTAAAAGAATTGACATATCCAACCAGTTCTTCGTCAATCATGCCATCCGGAATCCATGCACCTTGAGCGATTCCTGCGCACAAAGCATGTACCGAGGTTCCTCTTGCTGCAGCTCTTCCTAGTATCTGTTGTGGGATATGCTCATAATTGGTGAAGTTTTTCAGGATTTCGGTAACTCTTGGGTGTTTCATATGGATATTCCCTGGTTCAATTCATGAGCGAGCATAGAGAGGAAGTAAGTAAAAATCCCAAACTCTAGTAGAGCCACTTAATTTCCCTAAAATTTTTATAACTTATTTTTGTGTAAATGGTGTAAAGTTAAAATTTTAACTTATATATGGCAACATCGTTCTTGTCAAGATTTAGGGTAAATATTATTTTGTGCTCATTATTATGGAGGTTTGCTAATGTCAAGGCCAACTGTTCTCGAAGAAAACCTTGTGGTATCAGCTAGAATAGAGAAATCAATGTATCAAATGCTTCACGATATAGCTTCGCTTGAAAGCATTAACACAGGAAGAAAAGTTACGATACAAGAGTTGATAAGAAACTCGCTAAAATACACTTACGAAAACAATGAGCGACTCAGAGAGTGTTTTAAGAAGTCGAGATCTCATATAACAAAAAGAATTAAATAAAAGACTTGCACACAAACTGAAAAAACAGTACGTTACAAGAAAAAAAAAGGAGCTTCGCTAAAAGCTCCTTTTCGGGGTAATTACATAACTTCTAGGAAGCGCTAACTTCCAAAAGTGTGGTAACTGCAATTTCACACTACCAGAAGTATATAATTATTCCAAGCCTAAAGAATTTATATGAAGTAAACGTGGCTAAGGATAAAAGTACTTCTGTCTATTTTGACCGAGAAAGGCTGCAATTTGTAGGGCTTGAAGCCGCTGAACTTAAGCGGCTAAGAGAAACCTACAAAGGAGTAGATGTTGACTCAGAGCTTAAGAAGATGAGTCTATGGCTCACCTCTCCGAAAGGGAAAAAGAGGAAAGGGAACATAGGATTTATCCTCAATTGGCTGAATAAGGCATCTCCTTCTATAGCTTCTCCTACTATCTCCGAAGAATTAGACTTGTACGAATTCGATTCACCTTTAAGGCCACTTCTTCTTGATTATTTGAAGGACTTATGGAAGGGCAAGGAACATATTCTGGAATTCAACAAGATAAAGAAAAAGGATTAGAGAACTTCCTTCAGTTTGGGCTGCCAACGGCTCCCCATGAAGATTGTCTTACGCCTCTCGCTTCTTTGCCTCGAGATTACAGAAAAGAGATTAACAAAGGTTACTCCACTGGCTGGAAGTGTCTAGATCGTTATCTACAAGGGCTCCGTAAAGGCGAAGTCACTGTAGTTACTGCTGACACCGGAGCTGGGAAGACAACCTTTTGTACGCAGCTAGTTGTCAATTGTGCGATGCAAGGCATTCCTGTATGGATCAACTCTTGGGAAATGAAGCCTGAAACGACTATGCGCAAGCTAGCTTCTATCATCCTTCGCCGTCCAATGAAGGTTTGTAACTTCGGCGTCCATGAAAACGAACAGTTTGACGAGTGGGCCTCCCGCTATAAGGTCTATATCAATCCAAATACAATTGGAACCGACATTAATTCTCTAGCTCAACAACTAGTAAAGGCAAAACAGCTAGGGATCGAAATTGTGATGTTGGATCACTTAGATTACCTCGTTAACGCCAAAAAAGAAAAGCTCCACGAAGCAATAGATGAGACCGTGAAGCGCTTACATGAGCTTGCTTTCGCTCTTTCTATGCATTTCTTGCTGATCTGCCATCCACGCCAATCTGCAAATAACAATGAAGAAGTAGGTTTGCATTCGCTTAAAGGCTCCTCAGCAATCAAACAGTATGCGGACAACGTCATTGTTCTGCATAGATGTGCCAGAACAGATGATCAAGCAAATCCAAACAAAGTAAAAGTACGCATAGCTAAAAACCGAATGTTCGGAATCGAAGGGACAACCTATCTCTTCTATCAAGAAATGTGGGACGGCTACGGGGAGCTCTTAACATATGAAGCAAAGTAAACAGGGTATCAAGTGCATAAGGTGCGATTTTACAAAAAATTACCGAGCCTTTTTATCCGACAGTAAGCGTCCTGATGTTTGTAAGCTTTGTTTTACAGACGAGGAAAAAATAGATTACGGAAGATCAAATTTTAGCAAAGAAATGGATGGTCTTTGTCCAGAAGAGAAAAAACATATCATTAAAAGTTTAGTCATAGACGAGAAAAAGCGTCGTTTGGAGGCATATGCAAAGAAAGAGAAACGCAGTTCTGTTTGATGATTGGGAATCTACAGGCCAAGAAGAGATGAACAGAATACACGCAAAATGCAAGCATAATGCAAGCGTTTTAGACGTGGTAAACAGGCTTGATAATTTGAAAAGCTTAGTCTCCATTTGTCGTGAAGCCATCGTCGGCCACAGTTTTGATGAAGATAGATTAGCAAATGCGTTGCACTGTTATGTCCTTGAACAAATCCAAATAGCACAAGAGGAGCTAAAACAAGTATGAGAGTTAAAGTCGGAAATACAGCCAGCGAAATAGAAGTTGGACAATATCGCGAGGTAAATAAAGGCGCTCTAAAAGCGTTCTTTACTCTCGTAGAATATCCTTATGGAAGAAAGACTTTGGATTGTCGTTACTTCGTCCAAGGCGACAATCGTTGGGTGAATTTCCCCCAAAAAGAAGTCAATTACTCAGATGGCAGAAAGCCTGAATATATTCCATTAGTTAGCTATCTAGACAAAGCTTATTTAGACCAACTCAAAGAAGCAATCTTGCTAGCATTAAAAGACATGAAACCAGGGGACAAGAATGGCCAATCGAACGCTCAAGCCTATCAAAGGAAAGAGAATCCAATACAAGCTGAACCATCATCTAGTTGGAGAAGCTCACCCTTTTGATTCGTGGATGACCTTGTGTGAGTATGTAATGGATATTGCTGAGGAAGAAGCAAAAAAGATAGTAAACACCAGCCTAGATCAGCTGATTTGTAAAATTTCAGATGAAATCATGTCTACTGCGGAGGAATATGAGCCTACTAAGAAATTTTAGCAAGCACCTTGATGTGCTTATCGCCTTTTCCATGTGTTTGTGCTTTGTTTCAGTTGCAATTTGTTCGTTAAGGTGGGCGTTTTGGGACTAAAGCAAATCATTAAAAACCAAAAAATCCTGCAATCCGGTGCTGTAGATGCAGAGCTTGTACTACCAGGCGAGCCTCTCATCTATAGTATCAAGTACACGGTCGGGTCTAGAACTCGATCGGTACAATTTTTTCGTGATATGAAGTGGAAATCTCTGCTTAAGTCTTTTTTCCGCTCTTATTACAAAACCCACACACCAGTTGTGGTAATCGTGCGATTCTATGTGACTCCTCCACAGAACGCTAATATCAAGCTGAATGACCTCCGGAGCGATACCGTCCCTGCAGTCTATTCTTATGAATTGTGCGATTACCTTCTTTCTTTTTTAGAGATGCTTCACCACGTTCTCATCAACTCCTACCGTCAAGTCGTTAAAATCGACGTGCAAAAGTTTTACAGCTCGAATCCGAGAACTGTTTTTCAATTCATGAAATGGGACCAATATGTCTACTTACAAAATCACAATACCGTACACACCAAAAGCAAAGGGGTCGTGGAGGCTAGGAAGACACGGAACATACAACCCGAGTTGCAAGGGAATGCTGAAAACGAAGTTGTTTGTGAAGAAACACCTAGAAAAAAACAACCTCCCACTTCTGACAGGGCCTCTACTTGTGATAGCGCACTATCGGATTCCTGCTCCAAAAGCTCTATCAGCAAGAAAGCGAGCGCTCCAAAACCTCTTCCCGCATATAAAAAAGCCTGATGGAGATAACCTTGAAAAGTTTCTTAATGATGCTCTCAACGGAGTCTTGTGGGATGACGACGCGCGTATCACATGGCTTCTTAGAAGTAAAACACTCTGTAACTTGAACGAAGGGCAAACCATTATCTTTGTAAAAGAACTAGAGCAGTCTGTACCAGATTATGATGCACTGCTAAACACAATCGCTGAACATATAAGAATAGAAGAGGCTGAACATGCTAATATCAATTAAAGATATCCCTTCAATGGTCTATGTAGTCTTAGGAATCGACTCACATGAACACGACCAGGTTGTTGCCGTGTGCGCCTCATATGAGGAAGCAAAACGCTATTGTATGCAAACTATCAATGAGACAGAATTCTTTGATTTGTGGATCGAAAAGCACCCTGTTATGTAGATTCTCATTTTAAAACCCAGCCTTCCATTGACAAAACTATATCAATAATGGTATAATTAAGGAAAAGACTGGATTACAAAATGCCAACTAAACCGATACTTTGGGTAAGCTCTTCTAAACGCGATCTAATGGATATGCCGTCGGATGTTATTGCTGATTTTGGATATGGACTTTATCAAGCACAGCTAGGAGAACATCCTGAGATGGCCAAAACACTTTCAGGATTTGGAGGGGCTAATGTCGTGGAGTTGATTCAAGATCATAAAGGCGATACATTTAGAGCGGTATATACGGTTAAATTTAGTGACGCTATAGTAGTTTTACATGCTTTTCAGAAGAAAAGTAAGCGAGGAATTGAAACTCCAAAGCAAGATATAGACCTCATACGCTCTCGCCTTAAGTTAGCAGAAGCGTTATACAAAGATTGGAAAAACAAAGGAGGCTTATCCCATGAATAAAGAAATGAAAGAGTATGAAATTACTAGGGACAATATCTTTGCCGACCTTGGACTAGAACAGCCTGAGGAGCTTTTTACAAAAGCAAAACTGCTTCATAAAGTCGGATCTTTAATTAAAGCCAGTAAGTTAACTCAAAAAGAAGTCGCGGAGAAGCTAAACATTACACAACCAAAAGTTTCTATGCTGGTGTCTGGACGGTTATCTGCATTTAGCACTGATACGCTGCTGCATTATCTTTCTATATTGGGTTGTGAAATACAAATCCGCGTTAAGCGTCCACGCTCGCGTACTGGAATATTCCGACATAAAGGCTTTATTGCAGTGTGTTAAGGTCATAATGATAAATAATTGTGGCCTCTTGCACCCCTATAACGAGCGTGTTCAACTTGAGAAATGTTTTTTCAGTTGATCATTCACAGTTTCGATTACAGACCTCTTCCTTAGCAAAATCTTATCCGTTAATGACATCAAACGCTGTTTCATATTAGATCTTACGTTGAAAAATAACTCTAAGTTACGATTTAAAAAGGCGTGTATCGAAAAGGGGAAAAACATAACCTTAGAAAGAAGTCTATTAGAGAAACAACAAAAACGAGATTTACATAAAAAGCAATAAGCAATAGCATGAAAAATAAAACAGGCCAAGGAATGGTAAGTGCTCATAAAATCGGGAAATTTAAGAGTATATGGACAAAATGGAGCTAAGCTACATTTAAGACAATGGCCAAATCGTTCACGGCATTCCGTGTAACTATCGATTGTATTCTTTCGCCAATGACCTCTCCAAGACGCGCTATTTTATTGAGACCGAGCAAACGGTCCATCAAAAAGTCGTAAAAACTAATACCAAGCCTACGACAGGTAAGATTCAAACTGCCAAATGTATCCCACGCGCGTCGCCCAAGATTACTACGCGTACCGCCTGATATCTTACTTTTAACTTTAGCTCCACGACCGGCGATCTCACTTAAATTATTGTGCAATGGTGTCGTTGGACGGTCTAACACAACTAAGAGCCGATTTCGCTTAGCATACGTTAAGGCAAGTCTATTATTGATGACCTGGTACAATGAGGGTTGTTTTGGCCTAAAAAGGTCCTCAAACGATTGAGAGATTCTTATGCGTTCTAGTTCAGTAGGAGCTTCTTTATAATTTTTTAGGTCTTTATATAGCTGCCATATCCCATCTCGCACCTTTTCAATTTCGACAGCGATTTCAGGCTGCGCAGGAACAAGTTTTCTGTAATGCCGTTCTTCGTGTATCCAGCAGAGGGAATTTTTGAATAGTTCGAATTGACCAGCATCGTCGCTATGAATGTGTAGATCACGAGGTACGCCATGCTCAATCAAACTTGCAAAAAGGCCAGCCTCAATCATTAAGCGCATTTCAGTGGCATTTAAGTAGCCAAGTTCATCAAAAAATGCTTTTTCAGGGTCCTGTGTGTTGATCACAAGGCCTTCTCGAATACTGAGCCTCTGAATCAGCTTTTCCGCTCCTTTGTGGACAGCCAAATAGTCGAGAGAATCCTGATTGAAGCGATACTCATTTCTACCCTGTGCCAGGATTGTCAGGAAATTGATACGACTCTTACTGTCTGTCGTTGACAAGTAGACAAAGAATTCACCGCATATCACATTCGTATAGCAGTTTTTAGCTTTGTGTCGCGTTCCGACATCATCTGTTTGAATTTGGCCAGACTCGAGTGCTGCTTTTAAAATTTCTTCCTTCTCAACATGGAAAGCGTCATGGTCTTCTGTTAGCATTTTACTTAGCTGCCCAGCAGAAATAGCAATTTTGCAGCTACGTAATTGTTCCAAAATCAATTCTTCGGGAACACGGGATGAATGTGCTAGCTGAATCACATGCGCTCTTAATGCTGCCCCGTAGTGTCCCTGAATATGCAAAGGAAGATTTCCATGCACGAATGTTCCGTCTGGTAGTTCCCAGCGCTCCAGGAGATATCTTGTATTGAAGGCTTGATAGACGATGTCTTGAACATCATATTTAGAAGCGCCTTTGTACTTGGCTCCTTCCGGAAGATTGTCCGGTTTTAATCGCACTGTTCGTTGAAAGTTCAAGCCAGTCTTGTTTTTTCTTGGGTGCTTCCCTCTACCAGGCTTACCATCACCCTTTCCTGCAGGTCCGCTGCCCTGACCTTCAAGACGATTAGGGGGTAATTTTGGACGAGGTGAGGTCCCTTTTAAACGCGCAATTTCATCTTTAAGAACTTGAATTTCCAATGACTGATTAGCAATGGCCTGCAAGGCCAGACTCAATTGATTCAAGACATTGGCATGCTCCTGCTGAAGTAGACTGTATTTCTGATGTAGGATGAAAAATTGATCTGATTGTGTCACTTCAATACCGTAAAAGCGATAAGAGACCGAAGGTATAACAATTAAAACTTAAAATAAAGTGTTTTGTTGTGGTTTCGCAGTTTTTTTTGCTGTCGCAAGTTCGCTATCTGCTAGGCCCACACTTTATGAGCACTTACAAGGAATGAAATAAAACAACTAAACATAGGTGTCCAATGAGCGCATGCCAGCCAAGTTTAATAAACTCAGAATATCAAGACTATCTAGCCAATAATCGGTCTCCATATGTGATGTCTGAGTCTCAATATTACGCCAAAAAAGAAAAAGAACAAAACAAGACTATTTATGAGAGGATTGAGGACAAGTTTTTTGACTCAATCGAAAAGTTATTGCCTGAAAAACATAAAGTTTTCGTCGAATATCTTCGGTTAGCTTATGTGGTAAATAAATGTAGAATAAGCTTCCATCTTAGTAATCCAAAAACTGTTTACGCTGTAAGTGCTGTGTCTCTCGCAGTTTTTTTTTGCCCAAAGGCCACTACCTCCTGTTGGGACTTTTACTTTGCTGCGGCATTTCTGAATTCCGCACATTTTATTTCAAACCGATAAAAGCTAAAACAACCTCATTACCCCAGGAAGAACATGAATAATGGAGTCGTTGCGACTAGAGATGAAGTGTTGCAAACTATCAATGAGACAGAATTCTTTGATTTGTGGATCGAAAAGCACCCTGTGTTATAGCAGGGCGCTGTGTTTAACTTTTTAGAGATCTACCACTTTTTTAAGGCAAATCAAGAGCCTTTCGGATTGCTTTTGTAGTTTCTCTGGCCATTTTATAGTTACCCTTAATTGAGAAAACGTCATCACCTAGCTTGTTAATTAAGTCAGCTGTCACACTGCTATAATGGCTTCTATAGTGATCAATCAGAGCTGAGACACCTTTCAGAATTATAGGATCTTGCTCAGGATTATGTGTTTGTAACATCTCCTCTTGTATCTCTTGGAGAGAAAGAATCACGGTTTTTGCAAACTCAGGATCGTAGACAAGCTCTTCCTTAGTATAAGGCTCGCCTCCAAATAGACAAATGGTAGAACGAATTCGCTTAACGCCTTCTTCAGTTTCCAGACGCATTTTTTGGATGCCTTCTTCAATTTTGGCTGCTGGAAGTCCTGAAGCAAAAGTATGAACTTCTCTATACTCAGAAATCATCTTTTCTCTATCGCTTTGATAATCAGCAATTTTCTTTTCAATTCCATCTATATGTGCTTCAATCGCTGCTTTTTCAAAAGGTTGGGCTCTTTTAAGGTCATAAGGAGAAAAAACAGGGTACTCTGGAATATCCCAAGTGATGCGGCACACAAAATCCAGGATACGATTTTCGTGTTTTGGATTAATATGCTGCCCATAACTTTTAAAAAAGGCCACAAATAATTCATATTGCTCTTTAGTTCTTTGTTTCTTAAATAAGCTATATTCTGTTGTGTCTTTGATTACAGCAATTATGTGCTCTTTCTCCATATGCAACCCTCTATGGTAGCAGATGAGTGCTCCAACGGTACCTCCAACCGCGGCTCCAGCTCCAGCTCCGCCTAAAACTCCCGGGCCATTCGCTGCAATTCCGCCCACAGCACCTCCTACGACACCTCCTAGTAAAGTACACGCTCCTAGAGTTTTTAAGATTTCATTATGATTTAGTTTCATGCATCTTAAATAGACGATAGATTTATCAACAGGAGGAAGTTGCTGAAAGTAACCAAGCTCAGAAAACCTTTGCTTTATTCTTTCTTTTCTATCTGAAATAAAAGGAAGAGAGCAATTCTCAACGGCCCCACGTCCTTGATACGTTTCCAATAATTGTTCCCTTGAAGCATCTATTGATGAGCTATTCATGTTTTTCCTCGTTCAATTCTGGTTTAAGGTCTAGTTTTGTTGATGAGCGACTGAATTCATAGATGGCATATAGCGCGAAAGCTCCACAAACGAACCATTGAGCTGCGGGCAAAAAAAAACTGCTAAATACCCAAGGGTGGCGACTGCTACACACTTAGATACAGTAGGGTGAGATTCAATTTCGTTCTTAGTGACGATGTAAGATAGCCTTAAATATAAGGCAAATGCTTTGTGTTTTTTAGGAAGTATATTTTGTATGCCTCCAAAAAAGGCGTCTTCTATTTTTTCTAAGGTGGTTCTGTTTTTAAATTCCCACTTTTCTTCTAAAAACTCTGTCTCCGTCATTTGATAAGGAGATTTGTTGGTTCTTAAATACTCCTGGTATTCAGCGCTTGCCCCCTGTTGTGCAGCGCCATGTGCTGGTGATGTCATTTAGCCCCCTCCATTTTTTTGTTAAGGTTCTTGTATCCCTAGGCTTCTTTTACTCTCATTTTTCTTTTTTTCGTATTTTTAAAACAACCACAAAAATAGCTATTTTTTAGCTGCTTTATCTGAAAAAGCCTTACCTCGCTATTTTAGATAGTAATTCACACAAACATTACTACGTATCAATTGTCATGTAGATAGCTATCATAAAGATAACCGCTGCTAAAATGTGCATAATGCCTCCTTAATTTTCTTCTTGGCTCTTTCTTGGGTGAAACTGTCTAAACATCTCTTGCATCTTGTTGCTGGAGAGGTGCGTGTATCTTTGCGTCGAAGCAATCGAGCTATGGCCGAGCACCTCTTGAATCAAGCGAAGATCTGCGCCTTGATCGAGCAAGTGTGTTGCGCATGCATGCCTTAGAGTATGCGTTGTTACTCCTTCGACTCCAGCTTTGTTGGCATAGTCACTCACAATTACACAGAGAAGCTGTCTGCGTAGTTTTTTTCTGAGCACCGTCAAGAACAAACATCCAGCTTTTCTTCCTCTGTACTTCTCTATGTAGGCTTGGATCGCTTTTGATGCGCTATCTGTCACTGGAATCGTGCGTGTCTTGCTTCGTTTCCCGCATTTAACCAGCACACAGTTCTCCTTAAAGTCTTCTAGCTGCAAATCACATAGCTCAGAAGCCCTTAAACCGGAAGAGTATAATAGCTCTAGTATAGCTTTGTCTCTGACTCCAGATTCGGTTTTTGAACTAGGCATAGACAAGATTCTAGCCACTTCTTCTTGCGTAGGAACATACGGTGCTTTTAGGTTATTACGTGGGGGAGTAATATCCTCTGTAAGATCGAAGCCGACTAGTTTATTGCGTCTTAAGTAACGACAATAAGCGCGTATCGCCATGTAATACCTATTGATGCTAGCATCGCTTTTTCCTTTAGCTTTGCAATAGCTCAGATATTCCACGATGTGGTTTGGCTTGATTGAGGACATCCTCCGTACTTTTCTTTCATTCAAATACTGAAGAAAGTTGCCAACATCATATTTATATGCTTCAACTGTAGGTGCGCTTTTGCTTAGTGTCAGCTGTGCCAGAAACGCATTAATGCTTTCCAGCATCCAGCTTGAAATCAGGAGGCGATGTGTCATTGAGTACCTGCCTGTGCTTGTAGTGTTGCTTTTGCAGATATCTCAAATACTGAACGATGCCATCTGTTTTTGTGATTCCAAGATCGATACAAAGCTTTGAGTACATATCGTGCAAATCTGCTGGCACATCCAAGTTTAGTGATTTTTTGCCTAGTTTTTGTCTTGGCATCTATCGACCTCTCTAAAGTCTTTATCCTTTTTTCAATTCTTTTGAGAAGCATAGATGCTAGCAAGTCAGTGCGGCCCTCTGCTTTACGCTTCTCGTAAATCTCTCTCTCATTCTGCAATTGCAAATATAACAATTCTTGCATAATATACCTATGTAGATTTCATGGGCAAAGTATCTGATCCATACACGCCCAGAGTCTGGTTGTTTTCGTTTTCATGAGGCTATCATCTTCACGGGTGTAGCCTCTTTTTTTTGTCTTCTGCTCCAACCTGCTAAACACCTGTCAAAAGCTACTTGCTTCCCTGTGCATAAGTTGCGTTTAAACGGTGCAATGTACTTCACAAAACAGGTTGGTTTTGCATGCTTTTTATGTTATCTGTTTTCCGGTATTCCTGTATACATATATTCTGTTGGTTGCAATAAAATAACACTTAGAATAGAGTTTAGAGAGGGAGTAAAATAAAGACTTTACAATCAGGAGAAGATATGAAAGGCAAGAAACTCACGCTTAAAGAAAGACAGGCAAAGCTTGAAGAGGACAAAAACGAAAGAAAGAAAATATTCAAAGAGCTTTGCGACCATGTCAGAGCAGGGTATAGTTTGGATTGTTTTGGACCACTCAGCGAAGTTAGCATTCGAAAGTACCTAAAAGTCTATCAAGAAGAATTCATTCAGGAGGAATTAGACGCAGCTCTACGCGAATCAAAGACGTATTGGGAGGGAATTGGTCGACGCCAAGCCAATGGAGAATGCCTAGGGAACTCTAGAAGCTGGTATTACAACATGGCAAATAGGTTCGGCTGGCGTGAAAAGATCGACATTGAAGCCGAACATAAGGGTCAGGTTTCAGTCAATGTCATTAGCTATGCATCTCAGAAGGCTTCAGAAGATGCTGAGGATGAGGAATATCCATAATAGAGATTATGAATACTTCTTTTTGCTCTTAAAATGAACCTAAAATTCTGGAGCGCAAGGGGGGTTGCCCCCATGGAGGGTACACACTCTATATTCAGGACCTCACAAAAAATTTTTCACAACTTGGAGCCTTTTTTGTTCATTCCAGGGCTCAATTTCTATGAACTAAAGCTTTAGAAGGGGGCAAAAAACGGGACATGTCCCCCAAATGTCCTGTCCCTGTCCCGTGTCCCTTCAGCTTTATGTAAAGTTTTTATTTGACTGTTCTGAAAAAATATTATAAACTGTGGAGGTTGGGTGGGGTGGTTGGTTTAGCTCCTCTTTTTCTTTGTCTTTCTCTTTTTGCTTCTTTTTCTCTTTCTATTTCTTTTTCTCTTTTCACTACACAAAAACCCCTCTTTTTGCGATATTTTTCAGAAATTTTCATAGGTGTTCATAATAATATATAGTCTACTTGGTATACTTTAGTTGCTATACCTCTTATTTTTGTGCCTTAACTTAGGTGCAAGAATGAGACGGGAAGTATTATTGAAGAAATTGGGTGAAATGATCAGATTAAAAAGGCGTACCCGAAATTTGACTCAAATGAAACTAGCCGAACTCATCGGATGTTCTTTACAGGCGATTGGGAACATCGAAAGAGGATGCGCAAACGCTTCTGTAGTTATGATTTATAAGATAGCTGAAGCGCTCGAGATATCTGTAAAAGAGCTTCTTCCATAAGAGATTCTGGGTTAGCAAGAGTTTATTGAGGCTGATTGAGAATTAAGTATGTCCAATCTTTTTTTTTAATTTCACTATTTATTTGTTTTATTTTAAATATCTGGTTATGAGTTGTTTAAAGATAAAATTACAATTCGGCTGACCAAGGAGAAAGTCGTTTTCAGTCAAGTAATATATTGAAAAACGCTTCTAAAAAACCTAATGCATAGTGCATAAGAAAATTAACACAAAGGAGAAGTACTTATGAGTAGCTATGTTTCTGTAAGCGAAGCGGCTAAGATAAAAGATGTAACAAGGCAAGCGATCTACTTGGCCATAAGGTTAAAGAGATTGCGTGCTTACCGCATAGATGATCAATGGAGAATTTTTCGAGCGGATTTAGAGGCGTATGATGCAAATAGGTATAGTCGACTGCTCCATAGCGATTTTAAAGATGGCCCTATTTTCGATGAAAGTAAAGGGATTATTTCTGTTGAGAAAGCAGCTCAAATGGTAAATGTTCCGATCCAAAAGATCTATTACGCATGTCGTACAGGGCTTCTTAAGGCGACCCGTAAAAGATCATCTTGGGTGATCAATGTGGAGGACTTGCTGCGTTACGAAATCGATTATTTAAAAAAAGGAATTCGCAAGGGAGCATAGTTTTCCTCCCAAAATCATGCTTTAATTAAAAATAAAACTTGTCATATATCCAGTTTTTTAGCATTGTGGGACTTGAACGGATTTAAGGGGATAAAACTTCTATATCCGGAGTAGGTTTTCATTGTGTTTAAGGAACTTTATGAATTTCGAATATGACATCCCAAAAGAAGATCTAGCTAATCGAGACATCCTGCTAAAGATGTCGAAAGCTATTGAAAATTTCATCCTTTCCCTTAGCAATTCTGCTAGAAGCTCTCTCAGAATCGATATCGAAAATCTAAGAGTTTCATTTGAATCTCTGAACAACGCTTGGCTCAAAGTCCAACGAGATAAAATCCTGGACTATTGGTTCCGAACCTCAACGAAAAAAATATCGAGAGCCAAACAAAATGACATTAAATTTTACTAATGTAAAAGAATCGAAAAATCACGTTGAAGCTGTTCTTTACGAGGATTTAGGGCCATCCAAAGAGATAAACCGAGGTTTGGTGAGAGACATTTTAGAACGAAATAAACGCATCAGGGAGCTCTTGTGTGAAACAGATATTAGTGAAGTTTAAAGGCGGCGAAAAGGTCATTTTTGACGTGAACACTCGAGAGGCTTTCGATATGTTGGCAAGAACTCTCGGAGGTATTTGGAATCGTTGGATCTATATTGGGCCTAATGCAGTCGTGAAGAAGTCTGAAGTTGAAGGAATTTACTTTTTTACGGAGGGACATGCCAAGAGTGCCGAGAACTAATTATCAATTGAGTGACACTTACCCTTGGTATTGTGGAAGAGAAGAATTCGTTTGGGAAGACGATGAATTCGAGGATCGAAAGTGGGGAAAAATTGAAGAGAGAAGAGAAAAATTCAAAGAAAAAGGAAAAAGGAACGTCTCTAGAAGCGATTAAAGAAGAAAAAATGACCTTAACTGAGATTAATGAGGTTGTTAAACGATATTTGCTTAGAGGTTGGAGAAAGGCTGAAGGGGCATTTACTCTGGGATTTGTCTCTCCTTGTGGTGAACATTTCAATTGTTATGACATAGAAACGGGAAAACTATACTCTTACAACTCATTTTCAGCTTTAGAGATATGTCAGCGAGCTTCTGATGTGAAAAAAGGAGAGAAATAGAATGGTAATTTTTTTTATCGCATTTAGCATGCTCTTAACTCTAAAAGTGACGGGATTATTTTCGATTTCTTGGTCGTGGGTGTTTTTCCCTTTAACAACTTTAGCCTTCTATTTCCTCTTAATGGTGACTTACGTTGTGGTTTATTCATTCTTTTTTCGGAAAAATTAGACGTGAAAAATGCACTTGACTAAAACGCAAATTAAACGTACCTTAAGCGCATAAAAAACACATTTTCGACGCATTTAGTGCGCATTAAATGTGTTTTTAAAACGCAAAAGAAACGTAGGAGTAATATATGATCGTTGTAGTCGGAGGAATCAAAGGTGGCAGTGGTAAGACAACAATAGCCACCAATTTAGCTGTAATGAGAGCAGAATCTGGAAGTAAAGTTTTGTTGGTTGATGCAGATGAGCAGAAATCAGCAAGTGATTGGGCGCAACAAAGAGAAGATGAAGGAGTCGATACTTCTTGGGTAACGGTAGAGTTGTCTGGAAAGGCGGTAAATGCTCAGTTGCAGAAGATGGGCGCCGATTATGATTATGTAATTATCGATGTTGGGGGAAGAGACACTACAAGCCAAAGATCTGCATTAGTGATAGCAGATGTTTTTGTGATTCCTTTCAAGCCGAGATCGTTGGACATTTGGACAATTGGGCCACTAAAAAAGATGATTGCAGAGATAAAAGCGGTAAATCCGAATTTGATCTGTTTAGCAGTAATCAATCAAGCGGATTCTAGAGGAGAAGATAACGAAGCTGCAATCGAAGTGTTAAAAGAGTGTCCCGATATTGAGTGCGCTCCGGTGTGTATTGGGCAAAGAAAGGCGTTTAGCAATGCTGCAGCTGATGGCCTGGGGGTTGTCGAATTAAAGGTACAAGACAAGAAGGCTACTCAAGAGATGAAAGCTTTGTATGAATGTATATTTTCAACGTGTTTAGAACGCATTCAATAAACACAATAAACGCATTTAACACGTAGGAGATGTACATTTATGGCGCTAAAACCTCTAAAATCAAAAAATGAAGTTAATAAAGTGATCGAGAAAGGCGGACATGTGAAAGCTGACTTAGACAACCAAGACACTCACACAAATTTCAATCTTAGGATGCCGAAAAACATGTCTAGAGAGATAGATGAAGCACTAACTAAGACCGTGGGGATCTCTAAGACAGGTTGGATATTGCAAGCCATACAAGATAAATTAAAAAATACACTTTAACAGGTTGATGTGTGCCCCTTAAGATGCTACTTAGATCCAAGTCTATTTTATGTTGTATTTGATAATGGCTACGATCCAACATTCTCTAGCTTGAGCGACTTAATTATAGAAACATCCGAGGGGGCAATTGAAAAACTTCCAAACACTTCTAACTCATCGGAGGAGTAAAATGAAAAACGATGTAATTAATAGTCCTTCTCACTACATATCTCAAAACGGGATAGAAGCTATACAGGTGATAGAAGCATTCAATCTGAACTTCAACCTTGGAAATGTCATAAAATACGCTCTAAGGTCTGGAAAGAAAGAAAATGAACTACAAGACCTAAAGAAAGCTTTATGGTATTTGAAACGTGAAATCGAAAGCGTAGAAGCCCTCGAAAATCGGTTAAAAGGGCCAATCTATAAACCGGCATATAACCAAAATAGCGTCGTTCCAAATGGTAAAAAGCCCTCTTTAAGCAAGCTAAAATCATCTGATAGTAAAAAGGTTAAAGAAGAACAAAGAACGAGCCTTATCGAAACACTTAAAAAGAAAAGTCAGGGAATATGTTAAGAGCACTCGGACGCAATCTACTTGTGAAGATTAAACCACAAGAGAAGAAAAGTAGTTTAATCCTAAATGTTACGATTAAAGATGAGCCTTTTGAAGTTGTCTTGGTCAATAAAGGCGGGGGAGTTGAACTTGAAGTTGAGCCTGGAGAAACACTGCTAATAGTTCCTTATGCTGGTTCCAAGATTAACAAAACAGATGAAGAACATTTGCTGGTTACAGAACGAGATATCTTAGGAGTTGTTGAGTAGTGGCCAGGAAAAAGCACCTCGAGCAAGAAATCAACGAATTTCTAGAGTATTGGGATTGTGATCAGCTAACAGCATTTTTGCGAGATATTATACCTCTTTTTGAGCTTTATGATGTCGAAAATGAGGCTGATTGGGTTTCTGACGCTGTAGGAGAAGAAAACGAGCGGAACGTGCGTCTGATTCGTACTGTATATCTTGTCTCTCGCATAGCTGAAACTCATGCGGGAAGATTGTGTAATATCAAAATTCACTTCAAAGATCTTTGGAAGAGAATGGAATTGCAAGCAGGTAAGAATGGATAGCTATTGTTGCAATTATCAAAAGGAAAAATGGTTGTGCCTGACATTTCTATGTGCGTAGGGGGAGATTGCTCCATGAAGAAGGATTGCTATAGATACAGGGCAATTCCTGACACAATACAGATGTTTTTTACAATTCCTCCTAAAGAAGGAAAGGTTTGTGAATATTTTAGGCAGATTGAGAAAGGACACAAAATCCGCTGCATGGATGAGATAGAGAGTAAAAATGATGAGAAAAGAGAAGAATAGGTTCACTGAATTAAGAGATTGCATAGAAAAATCTATAGAATATGCATCCTCTAATCAAGCAGTGAGAAAATCTGCAGCATCATTTTTGACAAAATCTATTATAGAAACTCAAATTAAAATTTCCTTGGATATTTTAGAAAAAGTAGATGCTCTACAGGATTTTAAGGACTTTTATTTAGAAAGACCCACAATGAATGTATTTGATGCGCTGAAAGAATTTGGAAAACTTTATCCAGATAAGTTCTATGTAAGTGAAACACCACAAGAACGCCTCCTACAAATACATGGCGATTTAGTTTTTGTTCGCTTGATAGTGACACTGGTTAGGAACTATCCGGTGTATGTAGCCTGTTATCGCTACACTTCTCAATAGACTCTGTGTTTTGTTTCTGGCTTATTCTTCGGGAGGGGTGGGGGAGGATCTCTGGAGTGCGTACGATAGGCTGGGGAGATAAATTAAAAGCTCGGGTTCATCGACGTAAGAAAATTTAGCCCGAGCAAATCTCTTTTTTTTATCTATTATGTAAAGTATTTTTTTTAATTTTTTCATCAGAAGAATAAAAAGTTAAGGAGAAATCGTGGGCAAATTAACGCTTCCCTATGGATATTCACCCAGGCCATACCAAGAGAAAATTTTAAACGCCTTAGACGACGGTTGCCGAAACGCATGTTGGGTCGTACATAGACGGGGCGGTAAAGACACCACTATGTGGAATTATATGATTAAACGTGCCTATCTTGAGCCTGGTACTTACTACTATTTTCTTCCTTCCTTTGCTCAGGCTAAGCGTGTAGTTTGGGATGGTATGACAAACACTGGCCAACGAATGCTCGACTACATTCCTAAGCAAATTGTTGATGGAAATCCGAATAACACTGAGATGAAGATATGGATCAAGGGAGCTAAAGGTCTGTCTTTGATACAGCTTATAGGAGCCGATAGCTACGACGCTATCATGGGAACCAACCCAAGAGGAGTCATTTTCAGTGAGTGGTCTCTTATGGATCCTATGGCATATGATTTCGTTAAACCAATTCTGGCAGCCAACGGTGGATGGTGTGCTTTTATCTATACGCCTCGAGGTAAAAACCATGGGTGGGAGCTTGCCGAAATTGCCCGTAAGAATCCGTCTGACTGGTTCTTCCAAGTCCTTACCGTTAGAGATACCGGAGTGTTGACTGAAGAGCAAGTAGAAGCCGAGCGCCGCAAAGGGATGCCAGAAGACATGATTCAGCAAGAGTTTTATTGCAACTTTAATCGAGGTCAAGAAGGCTCCTATTATGGCCGCCAGATAGACGAATTGCGCAAAAAAGGACAGATCACAAGAGTTGCGTATGATCCAGCAGTACCCGTTAGAACGTATTGGGACCTCGGTGTCGGCGATTCTACGGCTATTTGGTTTGCTCAGTTTGTTGGAAAAGAGATTCATCTTGTCAATTATTATGAAAATTCAGGCGAAGGTTTAACGCATTATGCACGCATTTTAGACGAATACCGCAGAGAGACTGGCTGCGTATATGATCTTCACGTTGCCCCGCATGATATTCAAGCGAGGGAGTTAACAACTGGTGCGACAAGACTCGAAACAGCTCGTCGTTTGGGTCTGAACTTCCGTGTTGCGCCAAAACTGAGCTTGGAATCGGGGATTGAAGCGGTGAGGATGACTCTTTCCCGATGTTGGTTCGATGAAAAAGGTTGCGAGCACGGACTGAAATGCCTTGAAAACTATCGCAAGCAATACAACGAAAAGTATCGTGTCTATAGCGATCGTCCGCACCATGACTATTCATCTCATGGAGCAGATGCCTTTCGTATGATGGCGATAACGGAGCAGAATCATCGCTCGGATCGAGGCGTAAATGACTCAGATTACGATCGCATGAAGGGTCTGTGGGGCTGGAAAGCATAAGCTTGTAGTTCCTTGTTAAAATTATTCTATTAGCTGCTGTAGGGCTCTTTGAAAAACCTCTGGAGGCAAATAGTAATAATAATCTTTTCCAGTCTCAGTGTCTTGGCAGTAGCGCTTGTTTATTTTCAGGCTTTGTAGCCGGTATTTTTTCTTAAGATTTTCAGCAAATTCTTTGTTTTCCTTAGTGGATTTGTCTACCTCAGTAAACTTTTTCTTTAACGCCACCTCCATCCAGGCTTCAGGTTTTGGTATAGGCTTTGCTTGCTTGGACTTCACTTGGAAGAAAAATTTTACGGTTTCTAGAACAGTTTTTGGGCTATATTTCTTTATCCAGCGGGTCACAATTTCTGGACGGAAAAAGGGCGCATATTCTGGCTCCATCTCAATGAGTTCCAATAGTTCAGGACTCGAAAAATCAATCGAAAAACCTTCTGAATAAGAAGGAATCGAATTAGTCGAATCTTGAGATGGCTTCTTGGGAGGAGGTGGAGTTGGAGGAGGAGCGCTTGGTGGCGAGTCTTTTGGCTGAGAGGAGTTATGAACAATTGGCCTAATCGATTCTTTTATAGATCTTCTTTGTTCGATCTTATTTAATACTTCCTGGCCCTCGGGTTCCCCGCCCTCGGGATTCCAAGGTTCAGGATGTCGAAAACATTTTTTGAAATTCCACTTATGTTCAACCTGTATATTGCTAGCGCTCAACTCTTTTTCGTTTTCTTTTATGTAATCTTGACAAGTTATTATTTGATCGAAAAAGATATAGTCAACCTCAGCTCTAAGGTTTCCTCTTAATGATCGAATGCGAATGCAATGTCCTTTTTCAACGAGTTCGTCAAAAGCGGCATAGGTTTTATCGCGACTGAGCTTTAGATTTTTCCAAATACTGACTGGTCGATATTTCCAATCATTTGGGTAGGATAGACAGGTAACTAGTACGGCAAGGGCGTTGGCCGAGAGGTAAAATCCTTGGATAACGTCGTTGGGTACAGAGGTAAATTCTTGTTTGATTGTTCTAAAGCGGACCATTTCAACTCCATAATTTTTGCGTAGGCGTATTTTCGCGTGGCAAAAAATATAGAGTGTCATATAATGACGTCACACAAGCGTTGGTTTTTTAATATTCTCAACGCCATTATACTGCTGGTACAGTTTTCTACTCTAGATTTCTTGCCAGGCGGTTTCTTTCTTAAGGCTCAACTCTGGTAGGTTGAGCTTTTTTTTATCTAAAAATATATACATTTCAAAAACTTGTCAAAGCATACTTTTGGTATTAGTATTCTCTTGATAAAAATTCAAAAAAAGACTTTACTGCAATCGGGTGTAAAGTTATTTTTTCAATTTTTAGTCCAGGTAAGGGATGCCGACAGATTACGATATCGTCTCCGATTTCACTCAAGACTACAATCGTGCCTACATGATTCTGAATCCTCTATTTGCTGAGCAATATAGAGACGCAGGGTTTTATCTCGGCAACCAATGGAGCCTTGACCAATTAAAATACCTGAACGAGGAAAGGCGTAACTCTTTTACATTCAATAAGTCCAGAAAAACTATCAACATGGTCAGCGGCTATTTGAGCGCGAATCAAATGCAAAGCGTCGTTGTTCCTCGTGAAAATTCGAACCCAGAAACTGCCGATCAACTGACAGATCTTCTTCAAACTCAGATGCAGCCGAAGGGATACAAGACGATCAACAAAGCAAAGCATAACAGCCTAATATCAGGGGTTTCTTGGGTTTCTCCTTGGGTAGATTACAGGCAAGACTATGTAAATGGTCGTATCGATTTTCACCTGGACAATTGGAATGATGTCATTTGGGATCCGTTTTGTACTCGCTTAGATCTTGAAGATTGTACGTTTATTGCGCGTAGAAAATACCTCAGCAAAGACGTTATCAAATCCTTAGTACCTGGTTGCGAAAGAGAGATAGACTCAATGGGATATGGCAATCGTGATGAGAAATTCACGTATGAGCCTTATGCGCGTCAATGGGGATTGCAGCAGCTATTAGCCTATAACGAATACTGGAAGAAACGATACAAGAAAGGCTGGCTCTTAGTGGACAAGACTACTGGAGAGCAGAAGCCTTGGAAAGGAGATAAGAGGCGATTAGATGCGCTTCAAAAGTTCTTTCCAAATCTTGCTGTAATTGAAGGGTATTATCGGACTGTTGAGTACAACGTTATCGTAGAAAACAGACTCCTGTACAGTGGAGAAGACCCTTGGGGGATTGGAGAATATCCTTTTGTTCCTTACTTTTCGGTATTTGACCCTTCTTATGACTTAGCTCAATGGAAATGGCAAGGGCTTCAGAGATTGCTTCGTGATAGTCAGGAAGAGTACAACATGCGCAAGTCTAAGCTTCTTGACATTGTTGATTCTCAGATTGGCATCGGATGGAAAGCTAAGTCTGGGGCTGTTTCAAATCCGAAAGCGCTATTTCAGAGTGGTCAAGGCAAAGTTATTTTCTTTAACCCTGGTTTTGAGATTTCCGATGCAGAGAAGATTGACCCTCCTTCTATTCCTGAGAGCTTGTTCGCGTTACAAGAATCATTTGATGCCGATATTAAAGATTTTGTGGATCTAGGAGCGTTAGGAAACGATCAAACTGACCGTATGAGTGCGATGCTTTTCAAAATGAAGCAATCTATGGCGATCATGCAGCTTGGACCTATCATGGACAACTTTAGAGAGGCTGATTATCTGCTGAACAAGAAAGTTCTCAAGATGATCCAAAAGTTCACCCCCGAAAAGGTAGAGAGGTTGATCAAGGAACCTCCGACCATGGAGTTTTATAATGGAACTTTCCTTGAGTACGACATTGATTTTGCTGAAATGCCGATGACCGATTACCAAAAACAGTCAGCCTTTATGCAAGCTTGGACAATGAAAATGGGCGGCGTCGATGTTCCAGACGAGCTTATGTGGGAGCTTTCGCCATACCCAATCAGCAAGAAAGGCATGCAGCTACTTAAGCAAAGGTCGGAAGTGGCTCAAGCTGTCCAGCAGCAAGAGATCGAAGACAAGAAGCAAGTCAACGAGCTGCTTCAAGCAAAAGCCTTTGGGGACATTGCCTTGGGTCAAGAGCGGCTTAGCAGAATCAAATACGACGCCGCCCTTAGCGAAGAGAGATTGGCAGCAGCTCAAGAAGAAAGATCCCGTACAACGCTCAATGACGTACGCGCAGCAAAAGAAATGCAAGAGATTGACCTTAGAAATGCTCAGTCTCTGCTTAAAATCATTCGAGATGTTGAAGAAGAAAATCGCTTAGCAGCTAAAGACACAGTAGTTCCTCAACCGGCAGTTATAGATGGCGAAACTGAAAGATAAAAAAATATGGTTTGATGCTTGCCAAGTGAAGCCGAGTCAAAGAGAACACTATGCCCTATGCCATCTTGACGTAGGGAGAAAAATCATCCCTGGTTGGTGGACGGGAACGGGATGGGATGGATTGAACTATAAAGGGCAGCCGGTTGAAAGATGGATGTATAGCGAATGAGCAGTCGCTGTCTAAAGAGATGTTTAAAAGAACTGCAAGATCATTACAAGAGGTGAAATTATGTTCGGTCCGTTTGATGCGTATCAGAGAGAGGAACTTGAGCCAAGTTGGTCGAGTCAATTAGACGTAGTTGGAATGCAGCCCCACTCTAGAGAGTATTTAGAGAATGAAGTGAGCTGTAAGGTGAGTGGCCGTAAATTCCAAATGATTGCAGGCCAAATGATTGATTACACGGATGGAATTCAATTTAGCGGGAAGCCTTAATGAATACGCTAAAGCCTCAGCCAGGTCAATACGATAGTTATCCCCCAAAGTCTCATCCTTTGCCTGGGGAGTGGGCTAAGAAACAGATGATGCGTGGTGGTTATACTGCGCGTGAAAAGAGCAATAGAGGCGCGGAAACGACGGAATTGCAGCGCGCTTTAAACGCAGAAAGAGCGCAGCATGAGTATTGGGAAAGTTGGCAAGGAGTGACTCCTGGTCGTCCGGTTTATGAAAACCCAAGGACGCCGCAAAATACACTGCTTCCTAGTGCTGAATATGGAACTGAAGGACAAGGATACGGGTCATGACAAAGAACGAATTGATTTTAGCAGTCACAAAGCTTAAGCGCTACATTGAGTGCATGAGTGACCGTGAAGTGAAGGGAATAATTGACTCTTGTGGGTCTATTAACACGGCCTATATGCCCACTAACTGGCATTTAAGCAATGGGCTATATGAGAACTTTCAGAAAAAGACACACCATTTAGAGCTGAAAATAAAATGAAAAAGAAAAATGCACTAGAGCAGGCTCGGAGTCAGCTCAAAAAAACAGATCGTGTTAGCGCTCCAAAAAGCATTAAAGAGAAATTGAAAACAAACAAGGAGAAGAAATCATGAGAGAGAATCCTTCAGGCCGACAAGGCGGATTTGAAAGCATGGAAAGATTTAACCAGCGTGAGCCAATGGTTAGCCATCAAAGTGAAACAACACCTGAAACTGTAGCTAAAGATTGGCAAGCAGGTGTTTATGAAATGAAGATGGATGCCATGGATGAAGCTTATGGAATGGCAGGAAAGCGTGCCGTTGAGAGCGATTTCAACAAAGCGCATGGCCAATTCAGAGATTATAACTGGGCTTAATTAAGGAGCATTGATGCAAACAACACTAATTGGACAGAAGCGTAACTCTGGAATGCAAGAGATGGGAGAAACAAGAGAACCGATGGCAAAAGATTGCTGGACGGATGCTCAGAAGCTCGCCGAACTGTACTCTAAGCAATTAAAGCACGATTTTTGGGTGTTGTATGCAGCAAAACCACACGTTAAAAACGCTAATACGATTGTTGCAGGATGGGAAGTGATTGCAAAGCGTCCACCGCGCGCAATGGTTGGTGTTTTGGTTTTTAAGTGGGGCCATGAAGAAAAACAACTAACAGTTGAAACAGATCTTTCATTGCCATACGACGTGCCTGTCAGTGAGATAGAGTTGTCGAGTAGTAGTAAGGATTTTGTCCCAACTATAGAACAAGCTGCCAAAAAGTCGGGGTCGATTTTATTGGCATAGTTTCTCTAAAAAATTTTGTCAAAAGTGACAAGTATTTTTTTTTGAAGACGGGCGAAAACAACAGGTCTGCCGCCGAGACCAAAGAGGAACAATAATGGAAGATTTAGATATGTCGAGCCCAGGGACTGAGTTGTTTCCTGAGATTTCGCCACAACAATACAACTCATATCAAGACGTAACAGCTGGTCATGTCGTCGATGACTCTTTAAATGCGGGCGCAAATATGCCAGACGTCGCCGGTCAGGAGCAATTGTCCGAACAACAAATGAATTTTCGGGCATTACGTGAGGAAGTTGCCAAGATGAAAGAAGAGAGGGAGTATTGGAAGGGTCAAGCGGAAGCTTACTCTAAGGTTCCTTCTCGTCAACCAGAATCGGCGCAAGCAGCTCAGCAAGATGTCTATTCGGCATTAGATTGGGATGATTCGCGCGACGTTAGAAAAGCTTTTGATGCGATCAGACAAGAAAATCAATCTCTAAGACATGAGATTAAAGACGCTCTAACTGCTCTCGAAACGAAGACTCAACGCCAAGACTGGAACAACATGGTGACTCAGCACGTCCCGCAATTAACTAGTAAAAACCCGATATTTGCCGAGATGATCCAAAATGCGAGCAATCCATACGAGGCAGCTTACTTGTTAGCGGAGCTTAATGCAAAAGCGTCCCAAACTGTATCGAATGTCCCTCAGAACAACATGAATGGACAAAGAGCTATAGCTAATGCGCATAAACCACAAACGCTTTCCAGCGTTGGTGGTCAAGGGCAATTAAGTGCTGCTGATTATTACGCAAGTATGTCTGACGAAGATTTTATGAAGATTGCAGCGAGGAATCTGGCGAGTATCTAACTGAAAGGTTGATATATGCCAATTACAACTACAACACAAGTGCCACCAGAAGTGCGGACCTATTTTGACCGCCTCCTGTTGACATTAGCTCGCCCTTACTACATCTACGACATGTTCGCTCAGAAGAGAACTATACCTCTCAATTCTGGCGATCAGATGATCTTTAGACGGTATGCGACTCTTTCTGCTGCAACTGTGCCAATTCAAGATGGTACAACTCCTCCAGGAGATGCGTTAGCCGTAACAGATTTCAGTACACAAATTAAGTGGTACGGAAACTTTGTTGTGTTAACAGACCAAGTTCAATTCACTGTGCAAGATCGTGTTCTTAACGAAGCTACACGTGTTCTTTCACTTCAATTGGGCTTAACAATTGATACGTTGATCAGAAACATGATGGTCGCGACAGCAAGTTCGATCTCTTGTTCAAACGGTGTGAACGGAGGAACTCCAACAGAAATCACTACAGCAGATATTAAAACAGCAGTGCGCGCTCTTCGTTTGGGCAATGCTCGCTTGATGACGAAGCCTATTGTGGGGGAAAACCGCTACAACACAAGCCCTGTGCGTAGCTCATATTGGGGATTCATGGATGTTACAATCCAAAGCGATCTCGAGGCTTGCGCAGACTTCTTGTCAGCTGCTAACTATCCAAACCCAACGGATGCTTTGGAAGCTGAGTGGGGTTCAACCAACAACGTTCGATGGCTCTTAAGTACTAACGGATACTCTTCCAGCGCTGCAACACCAGTATGGAACAGCATTATCCTTGGACAAGAGGCTTATGGAGTTGTGAAGCTTGGTTCTAAAGAAGCTGAGTTTATCGTGAAGCCATTAGGCTCTAGCGGAACATCTGATCCATTAAACCAACGAGGTTCTGTAGGGTACAAGTATCCATTTGCGACTCGCCTCCTCAATGACAACTGGATCACACGTCTGTTGTCAACTCAAAGACTATAATCCTAGGAGGAAAACATGTCACAATACAGATTTGGTACATTTACAGCCCCCTCAACTGCTGCTGCGCAGACAATCACTTTGGGGTTTGTTCCTAGCAAGTTTAAGCTAGTTAACTACACAGGGTATGCAACTGCGACAGTTGTTTCAGAAGCTGAATTCAATTACGGAATGGCGGCTGGCTATGCTCTTATCAAGACAACATCTACTGATGCTGATGTAACGGGCGTATATCAAGTTCCGTCTATTCTTACAAGCAACGGATTTACAACCTTTAACACAGGTGCTTCCTGGACAGCTACTCAAGCTACTATTTCAGCAGCAACAAAGGCTAATCCTTGCGTGATTACTGCTACTGCTCATGGTTTCTCTACAGGAGACACTGTGACAATCAGTGGTGTAAGAGGAATGACTCAGCTAAATGCTAACCGTTATCTTATTACGGTGGTTGATGCAAACTCATTTAGCTTAAGGGATCTTTTCGGAAACGCAGTCGATTCTTCTGCATATGGTACTTACACTTCTGGCGGTATTGCTAATAAGATTTCTTCTAGTAGTACGCCTCCAGGAAACCAATATGACACAGGATCGTCTGGTATTATTCTCGGAACATCTTTGTTCCGTAACAATGCTGACGTTTTCTACTGGGAAGCTTGGACGCAAACGCCGACTGGCTGGTAGTCACCATCCAATAGGATTGTATTCAACTAAATTTATTAATTTGGTTGTTAACCGACGGGGAGGAGGCGACTCTTCCTCGTAGAATTATATCTATAACAATATAGGAGTCAATTAATGGCAATCGTAACAAAAAGACCTGAAAAAAAAGTTCCTGTAGAGAAGCTGCAAGAGCAACATTTATCTGGACCTGCTGATGAGTCAATTGAAAGAGTAGCTGCGGAACTTAAGGAAAACGAAGTGGTTATAGCAAACGAGATGCCACATTACGAAAAGATTATATTCCGTAACCAAAGAGATCCTGGTCATCCTTTAGAATTTCACTATGCCAGCAAAACTCATCCTTTCAAGATGTATAAGCTAATAGACGGTCATGAATACAATTTGCCTTATGAAGTAATCCGCAATCTAGAAAGCTGCCGCGAAAATATTGAAAAGTACCGCAGGAATAACGATGGAATCCCAGAAGTATATGTCGCTGGATTTAAAACACACTTTGTTTGTGAGAGGGCGTAATGGCTGAATGGACACTTGCTGATATTAGATCAAAAGTACGATCTACAACAGGTCGTCCTTCTACTGGTATGATGTCTAACACGACATTGGACGACTATATCAACAAGTTTTACCAATACGTGTTGCTCAAAGAGCTGAAAATCTCTTGGGGCTATACGTATTATCAATTCTTTACCGAGCCAAACGTAGATCAATATGTCGGCCCTACAACTTCATTCCAAACGTTAAATCCTCAAGTTTGGTGTGATGGCTACCCAATCGAATGGTATACGTCACCCGATTTATTTTACCAAGATTGGCCAGAACAAGACAACAAAGCGGCAATTGCTACAGGTGATGGAACAACTACTAGCTTCAGTTTTAATGTCTCTGCCTATCCAATACTACCAGGGAGTTTATATGTCACCGACGGGAGTCAGGTGGCCCAGGATGACGGGGCCGGGGGATTTCTTTCACCTGCTACTGGCGCTATTGATTATACTACTGGCGCGGTGTCTATTACATTTTCGGTAGCACCATCTGCTAATGCGAACATTTCCGCAACATCGCAAACTTACATGGCTAATAGGCCTCAGTCGATTCTTTA